GTGACCGCCGCCCCTTGCATCTTCCAATTGTCCGGTTCGACGGCAATCAGCCACCCCGCGATGCCCCCATGCCAACACTTCCATTCGAGCCGCCGCACTTCCAACAGCAACAGCCGGAAATGGGACAAGGTTTTTAATTGGGGGACTTCATCCAATTCCACATAGACTTCTTTGGTTTCTGGAAAGAGTTGCTTTTTCACCGTAAACAGCGGCCATTCTTCCGTCAGTTCCATCAGGACGAACGGGTTGGGCTTGGGTTTAGGAATGATCGGATCTGGCCTTTTCACGAAGGAATAGCCACATTCTGGAATGGCCTTGATGTCACGCGGATGGATCGGAAACGTCCGGCAGATCTCCGGACGGTCCTCGTACACTGAGCACGTGGGCATGCCATGCTTATAGATCAGCTTCTTGCATTCTCCGTGTTCATTGAGGCCAAAGAATGGCGGCTTGTCGAACTCGGCCTTGATCTGCTCATATTCTGGCGTGCCTTTATAGCCGTGAATGGAACAACATTGGCCACCACACCAGCGCCGGCAATCCCCCTGTCGGTCATAGCGGTTAGACATGGTGGCTGACCTCCCGTTGCGGCTCACCCGTATAGCGCACATGTGTGATCTTCCGTTGCATCGTCTTCAACGTCTCCCGATGGGTCTTGGGCGATTTCGCCACGCTTGGAATCTCCTGGTTCAACTTCGGACAGTAGACCGATTCGCCGGCGTGATTGGCATCCAAACACGCAAAACACGTGGGGTAATGATCCGGGCTCACGCTGGTATCTTTCGCATAGTACCGCTTTTTGTCAACAGGGATTTTATACCGCTTCATATACCCCCACACCTGATCATCCGTCCAGTCATAAATGGGGTTGCACAGCGTTTTTGCTCCAATCTGTGTTGTGTGCTCAAGAAAGGTCTGCGTGCTGCCAAAATAGGGGATTTCCTGCTCGCGATGGCCTTGGAACATCACATCGAACGGCCACTCTTGCGACGACACTTTGGGCCTGCCCAACAAGTCTTGGACAGCGCAGAGATAGGGTTTTCCCTCCACATACGGCAAAATGCCCGTCGTCATAGCGATGACCGCCGACAGGTCCGGGCCATAGCCATGCACCGCCTCCCACCAATTGGCATGTTGAATCTCTTCCACAAAGAGCGGCAGCGCATCATACGATTCCAAATTCCATGTGCGAAGCATCCAGTTCCCATGGCTTTGCTTCTCGGGAAACTTCGCCAGGCGCCACCACATCACCGGCACGGTCTGCAGGCGTAGCACGAGATGGAGCAACACCGTTGAATCTTTGCCGCTCGACCACAGCACAATGGGCCGGACTGCGTCCTGTAAGGCCTTCCTGATTCGATCTAATGCCTGTGTTTCATGGTCACTCATAATTTTTCAATACTCACGTGGCGCGGATCCTCCCACTTCCAGCCAGGAGGCGGCGTCTCACCTTTAAAGGTCATGACCATCCCCGGATAAAAGCGCCCGCCTTGTAACGCTTCGCTCCATTGGAGATAATCAGCAGGCCCCATCGGTTTTCCGGCAGTCGGTAAGTTCACGGCAGTCTCCTTAGTGACATAGTTGAGACCCAACGGTTCACACTGAATGTTCGCATCATCACTCCACCGATAGAGATAGGTGGCCCACGCATGCTTGCCCATGGGCAGCGGGAGATGATGGTCCCAGCCATATTCCATCAAGAGCGCATGACCCGCCAGAAAGATAGTGACGAGCATCGGCAGATCGGCGGCATCTAACCGGCAATCCTTACAGTGCAAGGCATCAAAAATGGCCAAGCGGTTCAAGCGCCCCCACCGCACCGTCACGGGCGTCGAGGTGTAATGATCGAACCCACGCAGCCAGAGGCACTGTTTGCCATTCCGCTCCACAAGATGCCCGTACTGATCGAGCATCACCCGCCAGCCGACAAGATCCGTGCGGCACTTCCAGCAGCGAAGCGCTGTCAGTGTCGGCCCGTCCCATGTCAGATAGCCGGGGAGCCAGGTCCCGCCTTGGTCGGCCGCCAGGGCGTTTTTCTGAGCCCATTTTGGTAACGATTTCCACATGCCACCAACGCCTCTGGTTTCCTGTACGAGAGGAAGCCCGGTCGTCGGCTCGTAGGCATTGAGAATCATAGCCCATGCCTCCCAGGTGTGAAGCGCACATTAAACTGCTGGACCGCAAAATTCTCCGCCGCCTCCGTATTCCGACCTAAGAGCTTCACTCGCCGCGCTTCCCCTTCCAAACGATGGGCACTGGTCCGAATGACCTTCCCGGCTAACACATCGGCATCCATCGTCCAGGAACCCGTGGGCGTCCCGGAGACTTGTTGCGAGACCGTGAGCGTTTGGAGCAGATTGCTATCGCCATGCACTTCCATATCCAAATCATAATCGCCCTCCGGCTTAAACGTCACTTGCAATTCCTTGAGGTTGCCGAATTGTTCCCCGTTGGGCAGCAAGGACACCGGCGGCGTTTCGAATTGCGAGGTATAGGCCGCGCCCGCCTTCGACTTCGTGGCCTGATCGCCCACCCACACAAAGCCGTCACTGTCGCCCCAAATGGGTTCTTGCACATTACTGCGGCGCCTGGTCCCTAGCACGGGCATTTCATCGCGTTCCGACCAGGTGACACGAATTTTGCCGGGCAGGTTGGCATCAAAGATGAGCCGCCGATTGACGGTCGTGGTCCCCGTCGCCGGCAGGGCAAACCACAGTTGTCGCTTGCGGGCATAATAGGTACTCCGCACCAGATCCAACGCCCCGACATTAATTTCTGAGCGAATGAATTCGCCAAATTCGGCCGGGAGAATGGGGGGCACGGATTCTTGCCCCAGTGTTTGCACGGTACTGAGACTGTAAAAATAGCCATCCGACCCAAGAAAAATGACATCATCTTCATACGCTACCACACAGCCTGGTCCGGCCACGCCAACGGCATCGGTCACTTTGCGAGTCGTCCAATTGGCAAGATTGGTATCACTATCATCCACAAAATAGATGCCCCGCTCCCATTTAAACAGATAGGCCCGACCCCGCCAGGAGACGCCGCCCGCGATATAATGCTGTTCGCCTGGGAACACATCCATAATGCGCGTATTGGGTCGCGTATTCGCAAATTCCGTATGATCCTTCGGATTACTCATATACAGAATGCTGGAGACTTTCGTAAAACAGAGAAGTCGAAAGTTATGCGTAAAGCCAAAATGCGGAAAGAGCCCAGCCGACCAGTCTGCAGAGGGATACGCCAAACTCTGCAAGGTGTAGGTTTCGGGGACGGTATACAAGGGACCACTAAACCCGCCCCCCGAAAACATGATCTGACTCCGAATGGTCGTGCGGATATTGATATCCACCATCGGGTTATAGGCCGACGCCTCCGCGAGGTTCTGCGAACTTAAGACCGTCCCGTCCGTATCCAGAATTTTCAAGCCATTGGTGGCCCCGGCCAAGGCCACAATGAGCTTTTGGGTGGTCACTTCGGGGACCGTGGGTGAGCCCGACGGGGCACTATTCCACGCATCATGAAGGCCCACCACCGCCGTCGGAATGGTGGCGGTCATACCGGCCGTGGCCGACGTTTCCGTGGTGGCGCCTTGATTGGCTTGGGTCAGCGCGAAGGTGAACGTATGCGTGGTTGGGGTTGAGAGAATCGTTTTGCCGGACAGGCTATCCATAAAGGCATTGTCGGACCAATCCGCATCCGTGGCCAGCGTGGACCCCACTGTGTAGCCATGGGCACTGATGGTATCCACCGTCACCACGTTACTGGCGACCGCGACCGTCCAGTTCTGCGAGGTATTCGTCAGGGCCACATCCCGCGTCAAGGCCGCACTGTTAAACTTGACCGCCCCGCCCTGCTTCTCCCACGCATTGCCGCTGACATCAATCCCATCCATCCAGGCGAGATCTTCCACCGGAAAATGGAGGTAGTTATCCATGCGGTTCAAGCCGCCCAGCCCGCATGGAATGACCACACTTAAGACTCGTGCTTGCGCCATCTGATATCTAGCCGCCTTTCATCGGTTTGCCCACGATCGCCCTGCGATTCATCGGTGCCAGTTGTCCGCGGTTCCAGGCCATGGCCCCCTCATACGGAGCTTTCCCGCCTAGCCATTCGCCATGATAGGGATCAAAGGGCCCGTGGCCCGTTGGCACCCGTCCTTGGTTCCATTGGCCCGTCCAATAGCCGGATTGATCGAAAATGCCTGCGGTGGACGGGGCTGCGCCCGATCCGCGCCACGCTCCGGTCCCCGTATCCCAATGGCCAGTCAGTGGTGGCGGAGATGGCATCGCCGTCGTCTGTGCCGCTGAGACCGGCGATGGTGACGGCTGGGTGACTGCGCTCGGTTGGGCAGGGACGGCATCGTACATTGGAGGACGTGGCGCTCCCAGTTCTCTGGCAAATGTCGTCTGTTGCGACAGGCTTGGCGGTCCAGTAAATCCCGTCTGTTGCTGCGCGGGCACCGGCGTCATCCCACCCGTGAAGGACGCGACTTGTGCAGCAGAGACCGGCAGAAACGGGTTGGTCATCGGCTTGACGCGGCCAATGCCCGCCGACCGATTGTCACCATACGTAGGCGTCGGAACCGCGCTCGGCGCGGAGAACGTATAGGGATTGCCTTGGGCCGGTGGCGCTGGATGTTCCGTCGGCTGCAGGTTGCGTGGGACGGGTGCGGATAGGGGCATTTAACGGAGTCCTCCTAGACTAAACCGTGGTCGCGCATAAAAGTGTGGCCGATTGGCGTGATGGGTATAGAGACTTTCCATCGTGCGCAGGGCCGAGGTGACCACGCTATCGGTAGGCATAATGGAGTCATCCGACTTTTTCCGAAACAACAACCACAACGCCCATTCGCCAATGACCCAGCGAAACTCCCGCGGGACCTTCGGCGTATCCGTGGCCGCCACGCCGTCAAAGGTCAGAATGTGCCTGTCCGCATATTCATACTCCAGATTGACCGCCACTTCCGACCACGGCGCCACTTGAATGACGGGCGCCTGATCGGCCGCGTCAAAGCTATACCGAATGAGGGCGACCGCTTCGATGAGACCCACGGTGGAGCCTGGATTCCGGCCATACCGGTCCACAAATTCGCCCTTATCCATCAGATCGACCGCCCCTTCGAACTGTCCGCGTAAATGGAAGGGGCCATAGGGCACAATGACATCCGTCGCCAACGCATACTCATCTTGATAGATGGTAAACGGGCCTGTGGTGACATCTTCGACATAGGTGGCATCGAGCGTCATCGTATCCGTCCCGCCGGTATGGGCACTGATCCGATACACCGCCTGGTTGCTATTGATATAGAATTTCTTCCCTGCCTGAGAGGCGGCAATGGTCGCCGAGAGGGTGACCGTCGTCCCACTGATGGAGGACACTGTGCCCGTGACCTTGGCCACGGTTGTCACGACTTTGGGAATATCTGCCTTGGAGAATGGCCATTCACGCCACGCTAAAATACTCCAATAGGCCTGATGAATATTGGACTTGACAATCGTGGCATAATCATCCGTGCTCGCCGGTGTCTGGCCGCCTTGTGCCAAGGTGTACTGGAGAAGATCTTCGCCGGTCGCTAAGTCATCGTAGGCCATTTATGCTCCGTTAGGGTTTGACTTCTAGGTTTCTTCGCCATTTGGGTGCCATGCAGTCATTCCGTTCGCCCTCATTTTTGGACTGGATAATGCAAAGCCGTTGCGAGAAAAACGCGACATCGCTCGCGACTTCATTCGACATCCTGACCTCGTTCGTCATCGCAGTCACCACATGGGTCAAACTGATCACCAGCCCTTTTATGGCTTCATTGTCGGCGCGTAAATTCGCATGTTCCTGGGAATACACACTCGGCAACAGCCCCAGGGATTGCGAAAATTGCAACCCGATGTAAAAGGTCGGAAACCCGACAAACAACACCAACAGTAGTGCCCCCAGAAACATGATGGTTTTTTGCCAATTGAGCACCAAATCACGGATGATATTGGCGGTGCTTTCAGAGATCATGCCTTGCCTCGCTCGATGGCTTGTTTCTTTCGTTCGGCTTCTTCTCCCGCTCGGAAAAAGCCCTTGCCCTCCAGGTCTTTCAAGCGGCCATTGGTATGCACCGCTTCCTCATGCACTTTTTGTAGGATGGCGAGCATCGAGAGGCAGATAATAATCACCACTGCCACGAGGATGCTCACAATCGTGCCAATGATGGTGATAATAAAGGTGTCCATTAATTAGTCCCTCCTAATTACTCCGCCGTATACACCCCTGCCTTCACGGTCACCGCGCCCGAGAGATAGCTACTAATGACCGTCCTGAAGAAGATGGCCCCTCGCACATCACCAAACCACGCGCCTGCCGCCGTGGGTGCCGTGGCGACCGTCGAGCCATCCACTTTCGCAATAAGGCCGATGGTGGCCCAATTTGTGTTATCCAGGCTGACCTGAAAGGTGACTGTGGCCGAAAACGTTCCACTAATCTGCACATGGATGATACTGGCGCCCAACAGTTCGACCGCCGTGCCATTGCCATTGGCCGCTGCCGCATCCTGCAAGGTCGTGACTTTGGTGTGTCCCATGGTCCTTACCCGATCTGCACATAGCTAGATCGCTTCTCGGCCGAGCCGCCGCCACCACCGGCGGGGACGCCCACACCCGCCGCCTCCTCACTCACCGTCACCACCGTTTGCCCCGTCCCAGACCGCCCGCCGCTATCATAGGCCGTCATCGAGATGGTGTTTTGTTCAACGGTGTCATTCAGGCCGTCAATCTCGGCCAGCGCCGTATTCAAAATGGCCTGCGTCGTCGCGGCGATATACATGTATCCATTCACTATGGAGAACGTGTCTTCATCCGTCGCATCCAACGCATCCGTCACAGTCATCGTGAGCGTATCGGTGCCGATCACGGTTGCCGTATAGGTCACGGTCGCATGTACCGTCAGGAGTTCGGCATGCGTCCCGGTCAGGTTCAGCGTCCCCGTGCCGTTGCCTGTGGCGACCACGGATGTGCCGGCCGTGTTGCATGCGAAGACACCCATGGACGCGTCGTAGTTCAGTTCAACAATATCGCTGTCATCGTCGGCAAACGTGACGAGTGACCCAATATCTTCTTCATACCCCAAGGCCGATTTTTGAGTGGCGGGTACCGTGACAGTCGGGGCCGCGCCTACACTAATATCCCCGCCTTCCCACGCCGTGATGAGATTGTTTTCGCCGCTACCCGCCAGGTTGATCCCAGGCCGCCCCGTCGTCAGTGACGCATTCGTCACCGTCAATTCTTGAATATCAGACCCCGACGCCGAGGACCCCAACCGCAGGGTGGTGCCTTCCACCTCCAATGTCAGCGTCTCGCCCGCTGCCATGGGAATATTCGTGGCATCCGTGTCACTGGCAATGGTGGTGGGCGTCCCCGCGACATGCACCACAATTTGAAAGACCGTGCCCACCGCATTCGCCCGACCATGATACTGCTCGATCGTCGGATCTGCCGCCATCCGCACAGCCGCTCCCACTCTCCCAGACCCACCATTGGCCTGGACCGTGACTTTTGAATATTGGTCTGCCGCGTAGGTTTCGAGGTTGCGACGCATCGTACTTGCGTCGTTCGTCCCCGTCGGACCGACATGGCCACCCGTTATCCAGATACACGGAATGAATCCAGTGGTGCCATTATCCCAAGACGCACTAATGGCGCTATTGAATGTATCGGACGCTAATAACTGGCGATTATCGCCGTACGCCATTACAGTTGAATCCTTCCAACATGAAAAGGCGTCGTGGCCCACTGCTGACTGATGACGCCGAGAATTTCTCGAAGCGTCGAACTGCCCGTCACCCCCAGATCCCCCCACCCAAAATCATCCCGCACGTCAATGAATACATCTTTCAAGGCTTGGGGAAACGAGGTCCAGGTGGAATCGAGCGTGATCCCCACGGCCCGAGCTCGTGTCCGCCACCCTTCTCCAAACCGCGCCTCCATTCGCTGACTAAAGAGAAACTGGCCAATCACCCGACGAATCACCGTTCGCCGCGTGTCCCCGGTATTAGCAAACTCGCCAGGAATATCTAACGTCTCTAGGACGCCTTTCACCGCCGTCGCTTGTGCCGCCGTCAACGTGGCGTCAATGGTCCCCTCCGTCGCGATCCGCATAGCATCCGCTTGACCCGCCACGCTATCGAGATAGGGTTGCGGCGCGTCCAACAGGACCAGATACGTTTCCGGGCCCGCCGAATGAACACAGGCAAAGCGCACGACCGCCACATCCTGACTATATTTTGGGTGAAAGGGATCAGCGTTTATGCCACTTCCCGCTGTCGGCACTAAGAAGAGTTCGACCGCCATCCCGTGACTAGACGCCTCCCTTAATGGTCAATCCCGCCGCCGGCGTAGGAGCCGTCAATATCACCGATCCCGTCACATTGGTCACATGCAGTTCTCGGGCATCGCCGTCAGGATCCGATGCACTGAGGCCCAAATTAAATGACACATTCACGGTCGCTTCAATGGTCGGTGGAATCTCGACCGTTGGCGGATTGGTGAGAGGATTGGGGAAACCCAACGCCCCAATATCGATCTCCGCCGCCGTCTGGGGAATGGGTCGTCGGGCCGCATCGACCGCCACCGGCAAGACACTCGTCACATCGACGCCGGCATCACGCAGGACACTCCCGGACTCCAAGTGAAAATCACCGGACGCCGGCGCAATAAACGCCGGGTCGCCAAATGTATCGCCAAACGGATCGCTGTCATCAGCATCGGTGTGGTTGTTGCTGTAGGTGGGATTGGTTTGGTTCGCTGACGGTTCGTGAAAATCAATGGTATTGCCTGAGCAGGTATTATTCTTATACACAAAATTGATTGGTTCTGGATTCCCGAATCCTGTCCGCAACCACAAGCCATAATCATTGCCGTAGCTCGTATTGTGGAGAAATTGACACCCATCGGAGGCATACTGCCCAAAGGCGGTATCGACCCCAAACCCGCCACCAAAATTATCATACGCGATGTTGAGATAAATCAGAACATTGACATTTCCAAAGGTGACTTTATAGCCTCCACCGTTACTATCATTCGGCACCGATCCATTGCCATAATATAGATTCGAGTGAATAAAATTATCTTCCACGTACCCCGTATTAAATCCGTTAAAGACATTATCGTACATGCGGGAGTAGCGGAGGATATTATTGCCACAAGCGGGAACCTCTCGTGCCTCAACAGAATCATTATAAAATTTGCCCCCGGCGCCACGATTGCTATAGCCACGGCAATACTCGATGAGATTGCTGCCAGTCGCGAGGTAAAAGCCATGACACCCCAGTGCCGTGGACCGATAGCCGTCATGACTATCGACATCCAGTAAATGGTTATAGGTTTGACACTGTGCCAGTGTCGGCCCCACATCGTTAGGGGGTGTGCCGGTATAAAAAATACCGGGACTCGTCGCAATATTGGCCGAGTTCATCCCCTCGTAACATTCTAATTCGTGATACCGATGGTGATGAGCCAGCGCGGTCGTCGTGCTCGATTCCTGCCCCCACAATTGAATAATGCGACCCCCAACATCACTGACGCCGCCGCTATTGCCCTGGAGCCGCATCCGGTACGTGTACCGATACCGGATAGACCCCGCTTTGATTTTAATGTTGGTGCGATTCGTGGCACATTTATTGTTGATCCGTCCACTGGCCTCACTCATCAATAGTGGCGCATCTTCCCAGGAGGTCCCCGCACGCACCACGTCCCCAAATTCATTCGAAATATTTCCTGTATAGGTACTGCCTGTCCGAAAAATTCCCACCTGATCCGCCAGCACGGTGGCCCCCATTTTATTCAGCTCGGCATACGGGCTGGTGTTCGAGCCATTCCCCGTCGTATCATTGCCCGTCGCTTTATTCGCGAAATGACAGGTAAACAGTCCCGCCTGGACCTGTGTCACGCTATTGGTATGGACGGAGCCAACCAGTTGAAAGCCCACCTTTTTGGTGACGGCTGAGACCGCTCCATCCGCTTCGTGCAGAAAAATGATATCTTCGTTGAGATCGTCAATGGTGGTATTGATGGGATCTGTCACGCTGCACTTGACGACATACTGGTCCAACACTTTCATCAGGGTGATGGTATTCCCCGTGTTGATGGTGTAATGCCGCATATGGCCATATTCGATTTGTTCGTCCAAAAGGGCACGACTCTCGCCAATCCAACTTTCCACGCCGCTCACCCGCTTTCCTAACCGAATCCGATCATCGGCCAGGTCGGCGAAGACGCTCGTGCCGCCCTTCTCCAGCTCGGCAAAGTGGTAATTATCAATATCCGTATAGTTGATGATGGCCCGGACCTTCGAGCCCGCCTCTAAGCCTCCCGTGAGGGTGAGCTTGACTTGGCTGCCCTTGGTGCCATTCGCAGCATCCGTGTTGGTCTCAGCCTGAGCCGTATCGAAAATAGCCGTACTGGTGGTGCCAGGGGTCGTGGGAATAGCCACACCCCCTGTCTCGGTGATATCCCCATTCACCACGGTCCAGCCGCCCATGCCAGCCCCGCTAAAGGTGTCAATGACCGGAATACTCATGGTCGTGGCCCCACCATCTGCCGGAGTTGAATAGGTGAGAGGGGTTGTGGCCGTTCAACCCGCTCAGGGAGCGGGGGCACCGTCACCGTTTGATAGGCAGGATGGGGCACCGCTGCCGCTCGCTTCCGCACCCAGCCTGGTTCGATCTTGTCATAACAATAATTGAGCTTGGCGATCGCCAGGGGCCGAATCCGTTCCAGCACCCAGACCCGATCCAACCACGTCCAGGTTGAGGGAGGCGGATCAAATGCCCAGGTTTTGTCATGCCGATACCACCGGAGAGTAATGGTGAGCCACCGACCTGATGGGAGCGCCGCTTTCAAAAACTGTCCCTCCCGCACGATGTCGGAGGGGGGAGGCCGATCATCCGTGGCCTCGGTCGCATTCACAGGAAACCCGGTCGGCGTGGTGACCGATGTTGGTTGTGGCGCGTTCGCGTGCAGACGCATTACGCCCTCATGCGAAATTTACAGTCACAGCGGTTTTGGTTATTCGTGACGGAAATGACCGCGACCAAGGCATCCCCTTGCGGGAGGCAAGGCGTTTCACCCTCCATCGTGACGAGAGCCACCTTATTGTCGGCGATGGCTTCCGTCGGATAGAGACAGTTGCCCAACATGAGCAGCGTGGCGGAACCCCCCTCCGCGGCAGGGGCCGTTGTATGCCGCACACGGATGCCGTATTGGCCCACCGGCACACCTGTCCCATGCCCCGCTTCGGAGACGGCCCAGTCTTGCGGAATGGCAAACCAGATGAGGTGTTCCCCGGTCGCTGTAAAGTCCGGTGCCACAAAGGCATTGGTAATGGTGCCCCAGGTCCCGCCCGCCAAGGTGTATTCCAGGGCATAGATGGGTGGGGTATCGGTCGCGGCCGTCCCGACGACGACACTCACCACATTAAAGGGCACCTCGCAGAAGATGGCAAAGCCATCGTTATTGGTCGTCGTGCCCAACGCAAAGTCGTTGGCCGCATCTTGGGCATCCGTCGTATCGTCGGTGTAGGTGGTCGTGCTATCGACCCATTGCCCCGCGGTCCACAGATCAATGGGGAGTCTCACGGCGATGCCACACGCCGCATCCCCTGCTGAACGGTTATGAATGGAGACTTCCGAGAAGGCAAACCGTTTCGCCGTGGCATCTTCGGTGCCGTTGGGTCCCACCACTTGCGGACGGGTGGCCAGAAGATTCCCGGCGCTCTGCGTGGTCAGAAATTTGGCCGGAATGGCCTTCGACACATGCGTATACTGAAAGGCCATACTGACCTCCTTGCGTTAGGTTGTGGCCGGTTTCGCAGCAGGCTTCTTCGCCCGTGACGGTCGCACACGCTTGCGAGCGGGCCGCTTCGGGTGCTGTTCGATCTTCTCAATCCGCTGCGTGATCGTCCCGATGGCCTCACTCAGCGCCGCAATGCCCGTCATCATGTCCTGGAGCATCTGCGTCGATGGCGCTGGAGGGTCGGGCGCTGAGACCTTCGATGCAGGAATCTCTTCTGTTGCCGCGAGTGCTTCGACGGGATCGGTCCATCCGTGCCCCAGTTCCTCCTCGTCCTCCTCATCCACTACCACGACATCCTTCACTTTCGGATCGGGTCGAAGGACATTCGGCGGCACGATAGCCGGAGTAGCCCCTTGATGTTTCGAGGCCGTAATCAGGGCATGAATTTGTCCAAGCAAGGCGGCCCCGCCTCTAGCCAGAATGGCGGCTTCCAGCGACCCCGGCATGCCGGTTGCGGACTCCGCCAGATCCAGCGTGCGCTTGGCTTCCAACGCCCGTTCATACCCGCCACTGGCTAACCAGTGCTCCACTTGCATCTGCACCCGCTCATCAAACTTCTTCACTTGCTCGATCGAACTGACGACCGAGGCATCCTTGCCCACCCCAAACTGATAGGTGCCATCGACCAAGCGATGGAGGGTGAGCGGCCCTTCGGCATACGATTGGGCCACGTGATCGCGGCCATTGGCTAAAAGTTGCATAACAGTTCCTTTCTCGTGAGTAACGTCCCTACCTACGCTGACTCGTCTTCCTCTTCCTCATACGCTTCCAAAATTGAGCACAACCAGGGATACGAGGCTGGGGCATTGGAGGCGACGACCCGCTTGAGGCACGCAATATGCTCCGTCACCGGCAGCCCCTTGAGCAGATCCGATTCTTCGACCTTCTTGCTTTTTTTGGTAAACATTCATGCCTCCGTGTTTGACTGGGAGGCCCCTGCTGCCAGGGGCCCCTGTCGTGAAGGTTTAGGTGATGGCGGTGATGAGTACCCCGCCGTCGGTCCCACCGACCCCCATCTGATAATTTTCCGCCAGTTCACACTCCCCGGCATTGAAACTATCCACCGCCACCGTGACCAACGAGCCAAAAATATTCCGGCTACATTGCACACCAGAGGCAATCGTGGCCCCGGTCCCATTGACCCCCTCCGTCAAGGCCGTGCCATACGAGAGGATGTGATTGTCGATAATGAATAACCCCGTGGTGGCCGCCCCACAGAGGATGGCCGAGGCCCAGGTGCCCGCCGTGTTATAGATCAGATTGCCCTGAATGAGACTTTTGATAAGCCCCGTGGCCACAATGGCATTGCCCTGTGCCCCATCGGAGACAAAGTTTGAATTGAGAATCCGCACCCCCGTCGCGGCACCAGTGGTCGTCAACCCCACCGTGGCCGTATCGACCACTGGGGTATACAGATCGAAGTGACACCCCTTGACGAGCAGGTTATTGGCCAGGGCCGAGAAATCGACGCCCGCCGCCGCCGTAATCGGCCGGACCGTCAGCCCGTTCAGACTACAATCCGGCGCCGTAATATTCATAATTTGATCGGCGGTGATATCCGTGGTCAGGATGGCCGTGGGAATTTCCACGTCCTGGCCCATCCAGGCTTCCGGCCCCCAGAGACTCACATGCGACTTGGCCATCGCGAGTGAGGCCGTCTCAACCAGATGGGTACCAGGGGCTAAGACAATCGCATCACCCCGGCCACTCACACAGTCGGCTAAGGCTAAAGCCACCGTGTCATAGAACCAGGGGTCATGATTAGCAACCCACGCATCGGGATCAAATGAGGCATAATTCGTGGTGGGGCGCACATAATGCGTTCTGCCGGGGATCCAGGCGGATCGGCCAAAGGCCATCCCCTCTTCAAACCGCAGACCAGCTTTTTTGGAAGGCACATAAAATCCAATAGCCATGACAGTCTCCTTTGGTTGACGCCGATGGCTAGAAACCCTGACCGGAGTGAGTCAGGGCTCTGCACCATCGAACGCCGTTAAAAGTTACGCACTCGCAAACATGAGCGAGGTCAAATTCAAATTCGACTCCGCTCGGGGAATGACCAGCACATACGGCACGCCGGTTCCGGACGTAATCGTGGTCGTCACGATGGCCCGGATGCCGCTGCCTTTGTTGATATCGATCGGGCCAATCGCATGCCCGATGTCTTTGTAGATCACCGCACCTGCCGCCTGACTGGCCTGACTGGGGGCTGTAATCACCCCATTGGTGGTATCCAGTTTATCGACCACCGACCCGCCGGCATCGGCCGCGGTCGGATAGAGGTCAAAGTCCATCACCAACAACTGGGTCGTCCCGGTGACCGTCATCGCACAGCCAATTTCGAGGACGCTCGCAAAGTCGAGCACCATCATGTCGGCGGAATTCGCCCCCGACAGGTCCACGTCAATGGTGGCCGTCGGGTCAAACGGCAACGGATACCGCGACTCCCAGCCTTGCGCGGCGCCGCGTAACGGCCGGTCGTACCAGCCGTGGGCTAAGGCCCGACCGACCTCTTGCGGAAATTGGTTCAACAGGCACAGGGCTGACAGCCCGTGCGCCTCATGGGTCATGAAGGGGGCCACCCAGCTCCCCCTGAGTTGTTTCCAGAAGCGATTCAAATACGGCTTCATGGAGGTTTGCGGACAAAAAATATTCATCATCGACTCCTTGGTTAAAACGCACAAAGGCCAGATCCGGGGACATCCCAGACCTGGCCTTCCTGCCTGTCGCTATTGTCAAACTCGTTAACTGTGCAAGATAAACCACCCCTCCATCGCCGCACGATGATAGCGGCCAATGTAGTCAATGAGGTCGGAAACTTTAGCTCCGGTTGGTTGTGGTTCGAGCCACAATTCCAAATTTTCGATGGCGTTATCTTGCTTGTTTGCATTCCTGTGATGCACGTTTTCGCCTTTGACCAGAGGACGGCCCAAATGCTTCTCCATGACCAGGCGATGCTCCAGAATGCGCTTATAGGGCTTGCCTTGAGCTTGCTGATGCTCCGGCGCATAGATGTAGACATACCCATTGGCCGGAATATGCCGTTCGCCCTTGAAATTCCATGGGACAAGCTTTTGCTCACGTCGCCATGAGTAGAAGCAGGATTTTCCACAGAATTGGCCCCGACCAGGACGATCCATCTTCCTTCGCCCAGGAATCTCGAATTCTTTTTCACAATGCTTGCACCGTTTAATAAGCATGGACACCCTCCATTTAAGGTTTCATTGGAAGATCGTACCATGCCTTTGGTCAATTTGTAAAGCATTTGGTTGTCCATTCTAACTGCTTGTTACATATATAGTTTTTGCTTCTCCATCGTTAGCTGATGCAAAGGTCATGCCAAAACTTAGCATTGCATACCAGGCAATGGCCCTATCTAAGCCAAAGTTGCCGGGAATGGCACACCGCAGTTCGGGATCCAAGGCGGTCGCCGACAACACCGGCTCTTCACCAAAGAACACCGCTTCGCCGAGGACGGACCCCGTGCCCACGCCTTCACTTAAAGCCGAGGCATGGTTGACTTCTGAGAAGCGAATGCGTTCAATGGCGCCCACTTCGCCGCGATAGAAGGCCATGCCGGGCTCCAAATACTGGCGCCACATGGCAAATTCGGCGTCATCCTTCAGGCCCCGCATAAACGTCACGGAGGCCAAGCAATGGAAGAAATCGGCCTCATACGGCTCACAGTGGATGGTTTTGACCAGGTAGTCCCGGATCATCTTCACATGGGCCACCGTGCCGTTACTGGTGGCCGTGGCCGAGGTTGAGCCTGCATCTGTGGTAAACGTCCCCCCAGAGTCGGAGGTCGGCGCAAACCGGATGAAGGACGTCTTGAAGGCGTCAAAGACCAGTTTGTTAATGACGAGTTTGAGTTGTTTCCGGAGGCCGATCTGAATAAAGTCTTCCGGATCGAAGTAGGAGAGAATGCGACTTTCTTCCGAATACTCGACGCCACGCCCGAGTTGCTGGACGGTCAAGCTGACCTGGGCCAAGGCTTGGGTATCGATCGGAATTTTCTGGTTGCGGGTGAGCACCGCGGAGGTCGGTTCCGCCAAATTTTTGGCGATGGTGACCGTGACGGTATCGCCCATCCGTTTGCCATACCCTTCGACGGGCTTCACATATTGAATGCCCTGGGTATCGGCAATGGTGGCATACCGCATCCGGGTGGAGA